TTCTAACCCATAGAAGAACATTTCTCTAGCACCATCATCTAGTTGTTTTTTAAAATGAAAATGTGTGTTCATCTTTGAGCTCCAAAGTTACTTCGGATTAAATTAACAAGGTCTCTCAAGCCTTCTTCTGAGATTTTGAACTCTATCATACCATCTTCTTTAGTACGGAAGGGCAAAGTAACGCTATACTCAGGAGATACTTTGCTCAAGCGGTATTTGACAAATACCGCACCTTCATCGTTGGATGTTTTAATTAGATCAATATTCATTTTACCATCTCTACATTCTTTAGATTACCATCCTTGTCAAAAGTAAATCTACAATTAACAGGATCGTCAAAATTTACACCAATTGGATTTCTACCCGATTTGTAGTATTCCTCTGACCACCAAATGTGATCTTCGTAGATAGTATCACCGTTTTCAAGGCGTTGAACACCTGGAAATTGATTGTTAATCGTTGTCATTCATTTTCCTTTTTTAAGTAGTAGTTCCAAAGTTTCGTTCTTTTCTCGTTCTCGTGCTAAACTTCGCTCCAAAGATTCTTTGAGAATCAACAGATTTTCTACACGAGCTTCCAATAATTCAATTCGATCTTCTGAGTCCAATGTTAACTCCATTTTAGTATGAACCACGACATACTTTTTTCATCCCCAAACTCTAAATAAGGGAGTCCGGTTTCTTTCTCCCATTTTAATTTTGCATTGGCGGCATCGAGTTTTTCCTGACGATCTTTTATATGTCGTTGTAGCCCTTCAGTACCTACATATCTATCAACCAAAGATTTTTCAAATCTATCCCACCACGGTTGAGTGATTTCATCGGGATGATTTCTAATGTAGACTTTCATTTGCAAGCCTGTCGTGCAATAGATAAGAATTCGCTACGAGCAGCAGGATCAGTTTTGAATCCACCACCTAATTTAGTAGTGATAGTTGATGCAGAGGTATCTTCAACTCCCCTAGAAGATACACATAGGTGCTCCGCTTCTATCATCACTGCAATATTATCCGTTTCTAAAATATATTGTAATGCGTGAAAAATTTGCTCAGTCAATCTCTCTTGAATTTGAGGCCTACGACTGAAATACTCTACAATTCTTGGCATTTTACTTAAACCAAGAACTTTGTCTTTTGGCACATATGCAATTGTTGCTTTTCCTACGATCGGTAAAATGTGATGTTCACATAATGATTGTACTGTGATGTTCTGTTCTATTACCATTTCATCATAATGCATCTTGTTTTCTACCGTAGTACATTTCGGAAACGCCTCAAAATCGAGGCCCCACATTGTCTCGTTGACAACCATTTTTGCCCATCGTTTAGGTGTTTCGTTTAGGCTGTCATCATCTAAATCAAGACCCAATACTTGCATGATATGCTTAAAAGATTTTTCAATTTCAGCAATTTTATCCTTGCGGTCTAAACTTGTTTTAAATGTAGGGGTCTCAACCCCCATTTTGACTAAGTGTTCATGCACTCTTTGACCCAACTCTGGATCTACTTTTTGTTTATTAAATGACATTATTATTCCTTTGTAAATTTTAGAGAACCTCTACCCATAGTATACCCCCTGGACAAGTAAGTTTCAATATCGTTTGGTTCAACAAACGCACAATTGATTCCGTTATTCATCCACTTTTTCTTTTTCATTGATAGTGACATTTTCAATAATTCTTCATTAGATTTTTTCTTACCATATCTGGGATGATCCTTACCTTTAAATGGAGCCTTACCTTTTTTCCCTCTAGAGATATTTTCAGCATGTTCTTTTGTTTTCGGTACGCCTTTGGTAACAGAGGCGTGTTTATTGCCTTTTAACTTATCCCCGAATCCAGTAGGCTTTGGTTTCCTCATTTTTTCTTTAGTTTCTTCGCTATGAACAAACATCGATGATCCAGGAATGTTTCTGTTAATAAAGTCGGTCCTTTGAATGGCTTTCATTCTTCGTAGAACTCGCTTTTCCCATTCAATCGCTTTTTTAGTGTCATTAAAAGTTTTTCGAACTTCAAACAAAAATGCATCTTTACCGTCTTTTTCTATTAATTTTTCAACATCATAGGAAGATGTAAAATATGTTGTCCAAAGATCAGATGGGTGGCACTTTTTAGCGTACCTTAAACCGTAGTATACTTTACCGGTCGGTATGTGTTTTATCAAATAAGTGAACGGTTGGTTCATAAATTTCTCCTGCAGAGTATTTATGCCAAGATTTTGTTTTATTATAACTCATATAGAATCCTTCCTTACGCGGATATGAAAATCGAATTGTTGTCACCGTTGTGTGACATACTTATTTAGCTTTTTTCTTAGCAACTGTCTTTTTTGTTGGAGTTTTTGTGGCTGTTTTTGCAGGGACTTTCTTTGCAACTGCTTTCTTTGCAGGAGCCTTTTTCGCGGCTGCCTTTTTTGGTTTACCTTCGACGCTAGCAAGTGCTGCACGAACTTCTTTCAATAGTTGTTCATCATCCCACTCTAATGTTACTTTACCCTTTTCATCAGTGATGACTGTTAAATGAGTCCCTTTAACAACAGAAGGACCCGTAACTGTTTTAGTTTTACGGATCTTCATAATTAAGCCTTAGCCTTTGCTTTTTCTTCTGCCCTAGCAGCCTTTTCTGCTGTAATTTCATTACGGCGTAGCTTGACTGCCTTTGCTAGTTCTGCCAATGCTTTGCGGGCCCGGGTGCCTGCTGCTGCATTACCTTTATTGAACTTATCGTTTTCGGCTTCATATGCTGCCAACTGTGTTTTAATATCGTCATGTGCTGACATAGTTTTCTCCTTAGTATTTGGTTTCTCTTGTATGTTTGCGATAGTCAACTGACATACGTAAATATTGCTCACCCTTGCCCTCAAGAATGTCACAGATTCTATCTATCGTTTTATCGTTATAATCTGAAATTTTACCCATGTTTTGATGTGGGCGTTTTAGTAGAATATCTAATTTGTTAATTGCATCGTCAATAGACCAAGGTACGTACATGCGTTCGTGGTCATTAGCGAAAGTTTCGGGGAATGAACGATATGCAGGATATAACACATTACATCCCAATGCATCAGCCTCAGATACTGTATTGCTTACCCAGTCTTGCAAGGCACAATTAAACACGACACGACTGTCGTTAACGATATCGTAATAGGCATTTTTTTCTAGAGTTTCGTAAATAGTCAATTTGCCATTTTCTACCATTTTCATGGTTCGTTGCATGTAACTGTCATTGTTGCTACGCAGTTTACTACCAGAACAAACAACAAATTCTACACTTCGACTAGGATGACGCTTATAGAATTCATCAATTAAGTCCATGTAGAAGTCAGGTTGCTTTTCTTGATCCCATCTTGCGGAAAAGACCACACGCATTCTGCGATTATTGAAGGGTTTAATTTTACCTTCGACTCGTTCAATAACTTCGTCTTTACCGAATGCTAGACCGCTGATATTGTAGATCGGGGCTTCCCAGCCTGCGATCTTCATATTCATGACCATTTCTTCGTTAGACGCAAGGATGCCGCCGCCACTCTGGCTGACAGCTTCGCATACCATGTGTTCGTAATTTCCCATCCATTTGGACATTCCCCATACGTGAACAAAGTCATCAGGATCAATTGACTGTGCCAAACAACGAACAAAAATCTTTGGGCGATGCGATTCAGGTACTTGATTAAGAATATAGGGAAGACTTTCAAAGCCAGGTTGGAACATGTCTTCAAAGTAGATAACATCATCTTTTGTTACCTTGCCTTCCTTCATCATTTTGACTAAGTTCATCAACTGACTCATGCCATAGTAACTGCGCCCATGGGCATCTAATACTTGTCCCGTAACAATGTTTTGGTCACTGTCAAGTGTGTCACCGGGAACAATAACATACTTGATTTTCCTACTCTTAAAGACACGCTCGTTCCACTCTGTGAGTTGTAGAGTATATCTTGCTTTGTAGGGTTCAAGACCCATGTAGTATAGTTTTCTCATCGAACAATTGCCTCTTCCCAGCAATCTTTAGCTGGTTTGCCACTAGCATGTTTTTGATATTGACGGAATGCATAACTACGCATGTCATATAGTGTTGATTCGTCAAACTTGTATCCGTAATCTTGACAGAATGTGAGATACTTTTCCAAGTCTTCAAAAATTTGATTTACACGAGGATTAGATTGAACTTGAGGTTTTGCCATTTTATTTAATTCCTTTAAATAGCGAGGTTTTGATAAGGTTGATGTGTATTATAAACAATCGTAGCGCCGTTTTCATTATCTTCGGATACCTGAATAACGACATTACGACCGGGATATCGAGTAGCGATTTGCTCATAGAGGTCATCGCTAATCATTTCACAAGACTTGTAATTCAGTTCAAGTGTACCACCAGCATAGAGATTTTCTAGCCAGCGTTTAAATTGAATGAATTCAATATCCCTGTCATTGTGAAATACTTCAATCGACACCTCAAAATGAAAGATGTGTCGATGTGGAGTTCCTAGAAAGCTAACGTCATACATGTCCCCTGTTTTAAGTTTGGGGTCAGTTGCCGCAGCCGGGTACATGTGAATACCCTCTTTTTGAAAGCGCACAAAAATAGTGCGAATAGCTTTGTCTTTGATTCTTTGGCGTTGTTCGGCCAATGCTTGTTCTCTTTGTTCCATTATCGATCATCCTCGAAATCGACACGCTCGTGGTCATAATCCCATTGTGCGCGGCGTAGCTGTTGTAATTCACTAAGATATTTTCTTTTAGTTTCTTCAAGTTTTTTAATTTTATCAGGATCTCCGTGACCTGACTTCTCTAATTGGAATAATTGATTATCTACTAAACGATGTGATTCTTCCAAACTTTTGATACGTTGTTTATATGGCATATTATTCTCCTAATGCTTCTTGCATTGCGTCATCACTATCTTCAATAACTTCTTCAACTTCAGGCTCACTATCTTGTACTTCAAATAATTTATCAAACATAGTCATAGCATTTATAGTTTTCTTACCACTGATACCTTGACTGCCTGATTGCATCTGCATCCAAAGTTTACTGTGTGATTTTATTACATCTAAACTCTTTTGTCTATCTTTAAGGCTAAAGATTTCATCAATGATATCTCCGAAATGATAATCATCGAACTTATTCATAATCATTTTGGGCATTATGCCCTGTTCATATTTACGGTTAGCCTCTTGAACAGCCACAATATGTTGATAAACATTATGACTTTGAATAAGTGTATAACTTAGTGTATCCCAAGATGTTTTGGTTTCACGACCTTGTTGGTTAATAAATCCTTGACCACGATAACAAACGTCTTTCATAGTCAATAAGTCAGTAACTGGGCTATCTGTGAATACTGTATGGATACCATCTTGCAAACATGCATCACTGTACTTGCGAGTATCGCCAGTGCTGGTTGTGCTAGTTCCATATTTTTTATTCTCGGCAGTTTTTTCCATTTGATATGACCATTTAGTGCCATGTTCAAAACTGTTATTGAAGTACGCAAGACCCTTAGCTGCTGCAAAGAATGGGCTAGCACAGTCAAATGTAATACGTAAATTTGGGTTATGATACTTGCGAATTGATTTTTGAATATCAGTAAACAACAACGCATATTCCATAATGCTTACACCCAGACAGTGAACTAAATCATGTTTTCCTTGCTCAAGCAACCCATCATGGATAATATCAACAAAACGAGTAAGCATGAGTTCAACATCAATTTTGTTTTGACCACCGAACGCCCAACCATTAAAGTGATTGTCAGGATAGACTTTTGGATCGCAATACTTTTTCATTTCTTGATACCAATCGTCACTTTGTTTATGACTGCGACCTTGTAACACATTTAAGAATTTACAGTTACCATTACGGTTCTTAATAAAGTATTCGTTATTAATGTGTGTGGCAGTAATCGCTTCTTCGATTGTACTGATACCGTGTGCTGATTTGCCTGTCTTAGGATCCTTGATATGAAAGGTAGTAAGTGATTGAGAAGGAATATCTAAACACATACCGTAGTCCATATATGTATCCATCCAAGTCAACACTTGCTTACGCTTAGCCATAGCACGTGGGCAGTTAGGATCTTTCCAATCAGCAGGCCATTGACATTTTAGAATCTGGAAACCACCCGAGTCACCGAGCATGAATGTACCTTGTTCACGTTCACGGATAATACTTTCGCTAGGATCGTTTACAGTAGTATCTAAGTTGGCATGTCCTGCACTGTATAATCCCCACTTATAGGTGTATAATCCTTGCTGACTGTTTAAAAAGTTTAGTTTCTCAACGTCTCCGCTAAAGCCCGCAGGTATGCGATTCTTATCAAAGTATTCTTCACCTTTGCGCTGTTTTCCTAAACCACTAATATAAAAACTAGACACTGCTGGTAAGAACAGTGCCCAGTCTGGCTTTTGTTGATTTGATAGATTAATTTGTTTCATCAACTTCCCATTAGTTCTTGACCTTCTGTACCACTAGACTTCAATAAGGTCTGAACCATTTTAATTTGATCTTCTTTTTCTTTGATTTGATTAACTAAGTCTTTGATAGCAGGATTAGTCTGAGCAAGATGTTCACGATCAAAATCTTCTGCTCGTTTCTTTCTTGCCCAATCTAGTAGCATTTCTGCTTCGGCAGTCAATCCAACAGTAACCGAAGGACTGATTAGTGTTACCCAATTATGACCATCATATACTTTAACACATTGACTGTCAATATCATACATCATATCCCCGATCATTTTGGGGTTTTCGTTATAACTTTTGGATACATATGTAGTGCCGCCACCTGACACCTGAACATACTTGCCACCTGACATTACATTGTTAATCATTTTGCGTTCGCTGGAAGTAGATAACGATATGTTGCCATGCCACTATCAACTGTAATTTCAGTAGCACCTGCATCACTGACTTTAATTTTCTTGTCACCGGGAAGATCCATGATTGCCAAAAATACTTTCACAGGCCAGTTCCATGCTTTAGTTATCGTTCCACCTACACTAGGTTGAAACACAAAGTTACCTGAGTGAGTACTTGGATCACCAAAGTTAATCTTTAAGTCACCATTAACAGTAGTCATTGTGAAATGTTCTTCTTCACTATTAGCACTTGCTTGTTTCTTTAGTCGTTGAATGCCAGCAACAGTAGGTTCAAACTCAACGTTCCAAGCAGCACCCTTGAAAGTAACTGTCTTAACTTTTTCTTCAACGATTGCTTTGCTCATTAGTCGATAATCGTTAACAAAGTCGCCTGTCTTTGTTTCAAAGTGAATAGTTGAAGGAACATCTGCGCCGTCTTTATTGACTTTGTTTACATTAATTTTAGCATCACTGTCATAGTCATCGAAACCTAGAATTGTTTTGAGTTTGCCTAAGTTAGGCATACCAAATGTTCCGATAAAGTCTGCGATGGGATTTTTGAATGTCCCACTGACAATTACACTTTTATCTTCTGCAACTGCATTAATTTGTGTTTCTTTGTCAGTGCCAGTGACTTTAATCAAGTCTACGTTACCCAGACCATGTGTGTGAGCAATCAAATCTTGTAAATAATCTTTCATGTTTTTCCTTTATATACCTTATTTAGGCAGTAATGATGTGTATTATAGTGGAGTATAATGCGTAAGTCAACATCAATTTAACCAAATGAAAACAAATCGTCAAATGTTGACTTAACATCGATATTACTCTTAATGTCCCAATCCAAGACACCTAACAAGTTATCAATCTTTTCGTCAACCAATGTAGATTCCATAGCGTCATCATCAAACGGTAACTCTTTGAACCATGTTGG